TTACCACTCCCACAAATTACAACTCACCCCAATCCCGACATAGGGACTTACCTTATTCCCGGAAAAACCGTATCCGGCCTGCACACCCAGCCCGAACCGTTTCCGCTTTGCCCGCTCTCTGACAAACACAGTCCTTGTTTTACTGTACACCTCTATACTATCCAACTTTGCCCGGTAGCCCGATACATAAGCCGTATAAAGGCTGTCTTTGTAGATTTTCTGCGTAATAGGCAAATACACCGTGTCCCGAACCGTATCACCCGGTACAGGGACGGGAACAACGAACGGGAACGAATCTACAACGCTTTCATAAACCGGAACGGGCACTGTGTCCCGAACCGTATCAATACGATTTGTAATGATCGTGTCTCTGATTACTCCGCCCGGTGCGTGTTCCACCCTTGCCGGACGGAACACAATAAACAGGATAAGAACTGCAATAACGATATAAGGTAGATATTTCATAGCTTCAGCACTTGTTTTCTGTTTCTACCTTCACGGAATGATACGTGAACCCAACTAAAATCACGTTCGTCTATCAATTGATCAAAAGGCAATTCCAGCCGGATGATCTCAAACAGCTTCCGGTTTTCTTCCTTGCTGCCTACCGTAATATCAGCTGCCTCGCCTAACCGGTGTTGACTGGATGTTGCCCCGTTAACGCTCCGGTTGAGGATAGCGCTTCGATAGCCGGAACTTACCCGGATGGGCTTCCCGTGCTTTTCACGGAGCGGATCGAGGACGTTTTCTACCAGCTTCGTTAAATTGTGAATAGCTTCGGCCGTTGGACAGTTATCAATTCCACGCGCTACGGCCGTATCGCTGTGGCTTAGTTCTTGGATTGTAAAATACTTCATACTATATGTTAAATTAATACTGTGAACAAAAAGATTTAGCTAAATTTGCGCTTACTTTTTATACTTTCTCCCGTCTGGGAAGATAGGCTTTGTATTTGTTTGTTTGCTTGTTTGTGTTGTTTGTGTGCAACCTCCCGTCGTTAAGTACAATGACGGGAGATTTTATCTTACTCTTTCTTTCCTGAAACATTATCGAACCCTTTCAGCTTGTTTATGATCGCTTTAGGGAAGAAGCCCGGGCAAATCTCTTCTACGTTCTCAATAATACTTAAGGCCTCACGTACCATTAATGCCGTACAAGCGAAATACCGGAACCAGACGAAACTATCGACTACCTGACCGGCGATGGAAAAATTACCCATCACATGCGACAGGACTAATACACAACTGTAAATGATAAGCTTACGCCCGATCATACCATAAGCTTTACTACTGATGTCTTTGGATAGCCAGTGCTTGACAAAGCCGAGCACCGTATCAACACATACAAGGACAATCAACCATTTGACAAACTCCCAGTCACCAAAGACATAGCGCTCAAAGAGTTCCAGCAAAGGAGAAAGAGGCAAGGCAATCAATGCAATCATCTTCAAATTTTTCATATTCTTGGATATATAAACTTTAATCGTATATTTGCCGCGTTAATATTAAATTACGCACTTCATGCGGTATGTATAAACTTTCGTTCCTCATCCATACCGCATCTTTCCGCCCCATCTGTGAAGACAGGGCGGATTCTTGTTACTTGGATTTAGATGCCGGTTTGGGCTCTAAAGTGGCTTTTACCTCTTTGGTGATCTGGTCAAATACTTCAAAGTGCGCTGCAACATTCTCCGACTCCGGAAGGGACATTTGTTTACTGCCTGATTCTAACAGCAAATACCCGATATACCGCCCGGAGGTTACGGGCTGCTTACCTGTAGGGGTGTCAATCTCTTCCGTGACCGTTTTAATGATTTCACAATGAAGGCGGCTGAGATTATCGTTATTGACACTGTAGTTTACATTGTACTGATAATCTCCTGAAACGGCTTTACCGTTTACTTGAACTGTTCTTGATTCTTCTTGAAACATAATTTATTGATTTTGAGAGTTAATAATTACTTTGTCTAATTCATTATAAATAGCGGTTTTCACCACTGCGAGTATCGGAGCCGGATCAACGTAATTTCGAATGATATTTGCACCTTGTTCGTCAACTTCAACTTCACCTTCTTTATATATCCGTTGGGCAAACTCCAATTCACCCAAATCGGGTGTATTACAGTAAATAGCGTTTCCTACTGTTTTAGCTACGTCGAACTCTTTAATTTCTCCGTCAATAGCTGTTTTTACTTTAATTCTTCTAAAATTGATTTTCATATTCTATTTATTTTGAATTTATCATTGTAATCTGCGCTGACAATGCTGTTTACCAAACGTTGCGCCCTACAACAAACACACGGAATGGACAATCACGGGGACCCTTGTTTGCGTCAAGCATTAAAACCTCAAAATAAGAGTTGTTTTGTGTCTCTACCTGACCGAATACCCAGCCATACCCCCCTAAGCCTTGTACTAAAACAGCGTACTGCAGATGCTTCAAACTGTGGTATATCCTGTATTTTCCAGTAGCTATTTTCTGTGCACTGGTTAAGATGCACCCGTTGCCCCATTCATTAGTGACTGTACCCGCTTGATATACATATCCGGTACACAGCATTCCGGGAGCGTTCCACTTTTCACCGCCCCTTTGGGCGAAAATATGGCTTCCATACGATTCTATCGAATTTGCAGTGCCTGCGTTAGCCAAACATCTTAGAGCAAAACCGGAACTTCCGTATGATTCAATACTTAGACCACTGTAATTGTCGTTTCGTATGGACATCAATGCAGTGCGTGAAGTTGTAGGGCTGTCCCCCTCTTCGTTAATACGAAGGAATTTATTACCGGACATGTTTAACAGGATCTTAGCCTGCGAATTGCTTGC